GGCGACCTCAACTCGGTTGACGCATGGGTTTCAGCCTTTGGCACTGCTAACGGCAGCGTTCCAACTGCCACTACGCCTGGATTCTTGGCGCAATGTGGATTGGTCAAGATTCTTGTTAACGCAACTTTGAATGGAGAAGCAGTAAATCCTCCTGCAATCAATTTGCTATTCAGCATCGCCCCTGGTATGTACAAGGGTGTTGCTGCAATACCTATGGGACAGTGAATTTCAATGGCCTATAATTACGGAAAGACCTTTACGAAAAACGGTAAGACCATGCGTTACCGTTATACTGATAAAAAGAAGTCAACAAAGAAGTTAGTAACTTCGACTTCTAAGAAAACTCGAAGGTGAGACTTTTGGCGAATCCTATTGACATCAGAAAGAAATTACTTTCTGCACCTTTACGGAGGACCGGTCCCCGTTTGATAGAGCAAACCGAATCGTCTAACGATCGTCAGGCTCTTGCAGCTGCATTGATGTTGGCATATGCTGCGATTCCTGTATTTGCTGGGAATATTCTATTACCTGCTAAACTCATTGACTCTGGCTTCAGAGGTCAACGCACTTTTTCACATTTATCTTACGTGAACACTGCACTCGGATTTCCTATGCCGAGATTTAATTACGTTACTCCTGCTTCGAAGGCTTATCGAACTGGAGCATCGATTGGAAAGCACTTGGGAGTTTTCTTAAGTCCCACATTGCATGACGTCACGTTCACCAACGTGTTCTCCAAAACAAAGACCATTGCTAAGGGTTCTTCCCGTGGCGCCAGAATAGGTGCTAAGGTTGGAGGGAAAGTCGGGGCACGACTTATACCTGGTCTAGGCTGGGCAATGTTAGCCTATGACGCATATGACATCGCAGTCAATAGATCCCTTTGGGGGTTTGACTTCTGAAGGTTTTCTGTCTGAAGAAATGTAAGGAACCTGATGTCGGTAAATTCTTCCTGGAGGATTTGCAAATTACCCATTGCATTTGCGTATGCGGAGCAGAATGGATAGAGTAGCGAACATGTTCGTTGTCTCTGTTAATAGACTCTGTCAGTTAGCATTGGTTATGGTTCTTCCATTACCACACTTATCTTCTCAAAGAAACCACGAACCCGAAGGGTGCAGCGTCCGTACGAGGCTTGACGTCTGGCACTGGCTAGTGCCTAGTCAACGAGTTCGCAACGAATGCAGTGGTTATCATTGTAACCAGTGCTGGCCCATGGACTGCAATTGTAGGTTGTCATCATGATTCGATGTCAAACTTGTGGATCGCCCATGGCGAGATTGAACTACGGGTACTACGTTTGTTCATTCAGAACTGCTTATCCGTTCTGCCCACCTTCCATGTCGTGTTCTGCGGTACTGGCAGTCAAACTCATTTGAGTTGATTTAGTAAACATGTCACCTGTTTAAACTAAAGACCCCAGTTGCCGGTGGAAGGCTAAGAAGATGGGAATCCGTATGCACGCATATGGTCAATTCTCATGTTCTGTGGGGGTAGGGGCCCGTGATTGCGAAGTAATCGTGGACAGAAGTAAGTTAATTAACTGTCTTCTATACCGTCTCGTTTATGCCAGGAATTACCAAATGCATGCGAGACTTATTTGTTACCGGAACTACAGCCTCTGGGCTTAGTCGGATCGGATATCTTGATATCGCTGAACAATTATCTAGAGCTAATAGAAAATTGTTTTCACAGGAGATGGTTTACGGAGTCGAAGATGTTCGCTTCGGTTTTCAAGCATCACCTGCTTATGATACTGTCACTGTGACATTATCAACTGCAGGCGACACCTGGTCGGTTCACAATGGCTACGTTAAAGCCAGAGCCCTTTGGCATGAAATGAACGATTTAGTTCTTAAGGACAATCCATCAGTCGCTGGTCAGTGGGCTGATTACAAAGTGTTTATGGATAATACTCATAGAATTATTCGAAACGCCGGTGATAAAATGCAAGTTATCACTTCTGAAGGAATACCAACGTTACCTGGTGCGTGGGATTATTCAGAATACGTTGTACCACAACACGATGTCGATGCTGCGGGTGTTCCGCTGCCAGCCGACCAAACCTTCGTGCATTTGCTCGGAGCGGATTCTGGTGCTATTGGAGCATGGAATTCAATAGGCATTGTTAATGCATATCAAGAAAGTAGAGCTACTGTTCAAGACGACAGCCCTAACGTACCTGTAGGGTTTAAGGATTCTTTCTTCAACTTGCTGACTGACTCTGGAAGTCAAGAGCCTGAACTTGCTGACCTCATTGTCGCTGACAATGATTCACCTCCTTACGATCTGTTAAACTATCCAGGTGGCGACCTCAACTCGGTTGACGCATGGGTTTCAGCCTTTGGCACTGCTAACGGCAGCGTTCCAACTGCCACTACGCCTGGATTCTTGGCGCAATGTGGATTGGTCAAGATTCTTGTTAACGCA